TTTAATTTTCTACAAGCTGGAATGTTTGCGTGATTCCTATATTTATAGGTTACGATAGTAAAGTTAAAATAGCTTATCATGTACTAGCAGAGAGTATTTTAAGAAACAGTTCAACTTCAGTCACTATTTCACCAATTAATTTAAGTAATTTAAAAAATATTTATACAAGAAAACAAGATCCCCTTGCTTCTACTGAATTTTCATTTAGTAGATTTCTAGTTCCTCACCTAATGAATTATAATGGCTGGGCCATATTTATGGATTCCGATATGGTGATGTTATCTGATATCACAGAGCTTTGGAATTTAAGAAATAAAAATTATGCAATTCAAGTTTGTAAACATGATTACACCCCTAGTTCTAAAAATAAGTTTTTAGGTAATACCCAAACAGTATTTGCAAAAAAGAATTGGTCTAGTTTAATGTTGATGAATACATCTAAATGCAAAACACTTATACCAGAATATGTAAATAATAAATCTGGTTTAGAACTTCATCAATTTAAATGGTTGGATGAAAGTTTAATAGGAGAACTTCCACTTGAATGGAATTGGTTAGTTGGTGAATACCCTTATAAAAAAGATGTACACAATATTCATTTTACAGAAGGTGGACCTTATTTTAAAGAATATAAAAATACAGAATATGCAGAGGAATGGTTTAAAATCTATGATATGACTAAAATTAATTTATGAAAATAGCTTATCCTCAATATCAATTATTTAAAAATAAAATTGTATTAAAAGAACTTAAAGATTTAAGTTTAGTTCATACACCCATAGAAAGATCTGTTAAAAGAGTAAGAGGTCAAATGGAAAAACTTGGATTATTATGTCCAATTGTTTTAAGTCCATCTAATGATAATTTAGTTCAAACAGGAACTAACAGATTTTTAGAATTACAGCGCCAACAATATGATGCTACCCTATGTTATAAACCTATAAATGCACACGAAGCTAAATTTATGCAAGTTGTTAATGTTCTTACATTAAAGAACCATCCTTTTGAAAGACCTCGTTTCATATATAAAGAAGATATGTTAAAGACCTATGGTCAAGATATAAAACAATTTTTAAACTTATTGAATGAAAATGGCATATATGATAGGTAATATCTATGCCAATTACTAAATTACAATTTTCAAGGCCTGGTATTAATAAACAGGATACAGAATACGGAGCTGAAGGTGGCTGGGTAGACTGTGATAACGTTAGATTTCGTTATGGAGTACCTGAAAAGATAGGTGGATGGGCAAACGTTGTTCCTCCTTTTACTTTAATAGGTTCCGCAAGAGATATTCATAGTTATACAAATTTAGCAGGAGATTCTTTATCTGCTATTGGTACAGATAGAAAACTATATATTTATTATGATAACAATTTTTATGACATTACACCTCTATCTACAACGATAGCAGCTACTTTTTCATTTACATCAGCTTCAACTATTGCAACAGTAACAGCAACTTCTAATGGAGCAATAGCCGGAGACTTTGTTACATTTTCAGGAGTAACAGGAGTTAGTGTTGGATCAGCTGGAATTACCAATACTACAATGTCTCAACAATTTGAAATTCAAGAAATTAAAACAGCTAATACATTTACTGTAAATGTATCTTCTCTTGGAACACCAGGAGTTATAACAACTTCAGGTTCAGCAACTTCTGCTGCATTTCAAATTAATATAGGTGCGGATACTTCACAATTAGGTATTGGTTGGGGAGCAGCATCATGGGGATTCTCTACTTGGGGTACGGCAAGACCAACAGGAGTTATAACTGAAAATCCAAGAATATGGGTATTAGATAATTGGGGAGAAGATTTAGTTGCAACTATTAAAGGTGGTAAAACTTATTACTTTGATACATCAGGATTCTTACCAGCTAGAAATACAAGAGCAACTTTAATTACACAAGCTCCTACACAATCTAATTTTATGATTGTATCTTCACGCGATAGACATATTATATTTTTAGGAACACAAACAACTCCTGGAAATACTAATAGTTATGATCCAATGGCTGTATTATTTGGATCTCAAGAATCTGTTACTGATTTTACACCCACAGCTATTAATACAGCAGGATTTCAAAGATTATCATCCGGTAACAGAGTTGTAACAGCTGTTAGAACAAGAGGTGATTTATTAATTTTAACAAATACATCTGCGCACCAAATGCAGTTCGTAGGACCTCCTTATACATTTTCATTTAAACAAACAGGTACAAACTGCGGAGCTATATCTTCACATGCTGCAGTAGAAGCGGAAAACAATGTATTCTGGATGTCTAATGGTGCATTCTATTTATTTGATGGTGTTGTAAAACAAATTCCATGCACGGTCCAAGATTATGTGTTTGGAGATATAGATGATGAAGAACAAGCAACGATTTATGCAGGGGTTAATCTAAAATTTGCTGAAGTAAATTGGTTTTATCCATCAGCTAATTCTGATTATATTGATAGAGTAGTTACCTATAATTATAAAGAAAATCTTTGGACTATTGGATCTTTAGCTAGAACTACATGGGCACCTCAAGATATTTTTGCTTATCCACTTGCAACAGATTATAGTGCAACATCAACAGCAATAACACAACCTACAGTTATTGGTGTTACGGCTGGAAGATCAACAGTATACAATCAAGAATATGGATCTAATGCTGATGGTTCAGCTATCTCTTCTTATATTAAATCTGGAGATATTGATATTGTAGACGGAGATAACTCTATGTTTATAAAAAGATACATACCTGATTTTTCAAATCAAAATGGAGGTATTGTTATGGAATTTTTAGTAAGACAATATCCAGGGTCCTCACAAACTGTTGCATCAAGTACATTAGTTTATTCGACTACAACTAAAGTAGATTTGAGAGCTAGAGGTAGACAAGTTGCTATCAAAATGTCAAGTAATGAGGTTGACGGAACTTTTAGATTTGGTACATTAAGAATAGATGGACAACAAGACGGCTTAAGATAATGGCAAAATTAAACCAACCCAGATTAGCTAACGCTACTGCTGAATACAGTGCTTCACAATTAGATCAAATTATTAGAACATTAGAGCAAATGGTTTTACAATTAAATACAAATTTTACACAAGACGCTCAAGACATATTAGAATCTGAAACTTGGTTTATGGCAAGATATCAATGAGTAATATATTTAAAAGCGCAATTTATAAACCAACTACAACAGTTAGCACAACTGTTTATAGTTGTAATGCTACAGCAAGAGCAGTTATTCAAAATATACAATTAACTAATCAATCCGGTGGCCATACTGTTGGTGCTTATGTTTTTAGTAGCTCTAATGCAACTACAGTACAAATAGCTAATACTTCAATATCTGCAAACTCTATGGTAAATTTAGCTCTTGGACCTATCATATTACAAGAAGGTGATGCATTATTATTAAGCACAGATTCTACAGTGGTAGCTGGAATTGTATCTATTATGGAAATTAATAGAGGATTAATTTCGTAATGGAAGAAATAAGACTTGTATGTGATTCAAAAATCACTATAATAAATACAAAGACAGGATATATTTATAAAGATGAAGAAGAAGTTAGAATGGATTTAAATGCTAAACCAGAAGATATTAGGCGTGATGTTAAAATTATTGTGCCTACAATTCCATTGGTAAATCATACATAGTTATGCACTTAAGCGAAGAGAGAAAAGATGAGGTCTTGAAAGAAACAATGATACCTTTAGAAAAAAGATTAACTAGATTAAAACAAAAAGATGTTGAGATCAATAGTGTATTAGATATTGGTGCTTATCACGGTGATTTTGTTAAACTAATTAAACATATATATCCAAAAGTAACTTCATTAATGATTGAGTGTAATGAACAAAAAGAAGAGAGATTAAAAAAAGTAGGTGACTATAAAATAGCTTTATTAGGTAAACAAGACGATGAGATAGTTGATTATTATCATTGTCTAGAAGAATTTCAAACAGGGAATGGAATCTACAAAGAAAATAGTCCATTTAAATTTACAGTTGAAAAAAGAAAAACAATTACATTAAGTACATTATTAGGTTCAGACAAAGGCTATGATTTTATTAAAATGGATGTCCAAGGAGCTGAACTTGATATAATTAAAGGTGGACTTCCTATTATAAAGAATAGTAAATATTTATTATTAGAAATGCAGCTTCTTATGTTTAATAAAGGTGCTCCTAGAATAGAAGAAGTTATATCTTATTTACATAGTATAGGCTTTAAATTCATTGATATATTTGATTTTATATATGAAGGAAGTCAAGACTTGATTCAAATCGACGGATTGTTTATAAACGGTAATATAGAATGA